ACCCATAATCTTTGACTGAATATAATGGGTTTCGTTTACTCTTATGCCCGCCGCGTTGGATAGTACAGGCTTCCGTAGCAAGCTTTGCAATCTTCATTTGATAAAGCTGTGCTTTTTGCAGTAGGTCTCTGCCTTCAGTCACCAACTCTTTGTAGTTTTTCATTGCTAACCTCTTGTATTGCTTTTGCCGTTGCTATTGCTGCGGCTGCTTGGATTGTCGGCTGTTCTCCACCGTCATATTTTTTTAGATTTACATTTAACGTAGAGAAAAATAATCCTCTAGCTGTTCCAATCCCTTTTATTATTTCAATATCTTCAAATTTCAACTTCTCCCAAACAGGCACAAGGGCGTCGAGGGATAAATAATTTGGTTCTCCATAACTTATAACCTCATCTACGTTAGCAAATGCTTTTCCCTTTAACATAAACTCCGCTATAATTTTACTTGCTTCTTCCTTTTTCATCAGCCAACCTCTTTCTTTCCACCTCACACTCAAGGCAGTTTTCTGTTCCAAAAACACCATGGTCGCATAATGTCTCATGGATCTCTTCTTGGCAACGTAAACAGAAATAAATATACGATACGCCGTGTGAACATTTTCCGTCTTCTTTCATTTTAGCCTGTGCGTTATACTATGCATTAAAACCCTCTTACATGTTTTGTAAGCACTGGTCTGACCAAATATAATGCCCGTAAAAACATAACAAAACAACACGCCAAGGGTTAATATAAGCAGTGCGAATCTATTCAGAAGAAACTCCAGACGCCTCGTATCATCAAACCTAACGTAACTGTAAGGAACACTAGTAATATAAGAACTTCGCCCACTGACGGTAAATGCATTATAGCGCCAGAAACGCGATAATAGTGCCAGCAATCCCTACGTGGTTTGTATTAACCATCGTTGTATCACTCGTCCCATCTGAAATAGTTACTGTTGAACCGCTAATACTCAGCGTAACTGTGACGCCCCCCGATGTAAAGTCGAGGTCTGTAATTAAATTGCCCGCTAAAAGTATTTCTACAGCCTCTTTAATATTGGCTTCTGTTAAGTCTCCCTCTGCTGTTACGGCTATTGAGGGGCTTGATTTAGTTATAGTCAATTTAAACTCCTTATTTAATATCCCTGAAGTATTTAACAAATTCACTCTGATTTAAGTAAATCCTATCGGAATCAATCCTATCTTCCACATAATCGCTTTCACTTATCGGCTGATTTCTCTCAATCTTCCTCTGTAATTCCCTGCCAATCTGTTCTTCCCCAGTAGTAATTTTCTTAAGAAAAATACTATAGACCCTAACCTGCTTATTTTGATTGATCGGATGAGGTTTCCACTCACCTTTTGAATAAGCATAAGACTCACCCACTACAGCATTAGAAAACCTACCCGCTGAAATCTTCCTGTAATACTGACATTTATCGGTACAATCTGCTTCATCCATTGCGTTAAGCTCATACCATTCGGCTCCATGATGATTTAATCTTCCGACCTTATCTTCCCATGAAAGCATTTGCTGTAAAACCTTACGAAATTCATCCCCCTTCTCTTCTCTTACCTTAGTTTTTAAGATAAAAAATGCCCTATCGAAATCTCTCATCAATACTATTCTCTGCGCTTCATCTCTCGTTAGATCCGCCACATCGAAGTCATTAACTAAATTGTCAAACTCTCCTAGCGCATCACCTACCATTATTTGGTTGTTTTTCGTCTGTTTTACGGATGTTTTTTCGTCTACTGATGTTCTTCCTGTCATAACCTTCCTTTGGTTTGTTTATTATTAAATTTCTCTAACCTTTTAGCAATGCATTTATAAAAATTGTGCTCGTACATATTGGGCGTATAACAGACCATTAAGTCAGACTCACAAACTTTTTTATTTTGTAAAGCACCACCAACGGCGTTAATCCTAAAAATTTGACACCACAAGGCGATTATTGTTACTGCAGTTGTCATGTTATTTTAATATCATCTGATCTAACCTACCGAGTTCCTTGTGCGCCTCATAAGACGTAGTTAGCCCAAAATACGCTAATGCTAGCCCTAATAACGCAACTATAATCCCGGCCGCTCTACGGCGTTTTAGTATTTTCTCGTTCATTGTTGTAATCCTTGAGAATATTGTTTTCATTTAAGACAACTAATTTACCAATTTTATCTTTAAAATCCTTCCCATTTTCGGCTATATCAATAAGAAGCTCTGTCATGGTTACGGGTATTTCGTTATTTGCTCCCATGATACTTCTTATCATGATCACACCCATGCTCTTTCTTCTTCTCTTCTGCAATACTCTCTTGCATGGCGGTTCGTTTAAGTTTCTTTCGTACTTTTACTTTTGGCTTTTTCACGGTCTCTTTCTTTTCTTTTACCATTTTCTTTTCTCCTATCTCGTTCTAGTTTTTCTTTTGTTACTCTCTCTATACGGGACTCATACGACTCGGTAGGTTCTACTTCTTCCGTTTTTAACCTATCTCCGTACTCCTCGTGGAACCTAGTTTTAAGTGGGAATGTAATTGCCCCCATATCTATTTTGTCCACATTTCTAAGTCTTTTTTCTGCCTCAGTTTGTTTTCTACCTGACGCTTTTAGTTTTAATCCATCTTCAAAGAATTCTAACGCTTTTGCAAACGCTATTTCTTTAGCAAGTGCAAATTCTGGATATTTTTCAACCCATTCGTACATAACTTTCCTACTGCATTTAGTTACGATCACAAATGTTCTAAAAGAACTCCCATCGCTCATGTGGTCTATTAACATCTGGCAGTATTCTGGTTTATATTTCAAAGGCTCGCTCATTTTAACCCCATATTGTCACGCATAGTCTTATCTTCGTACAATCTTGCGCGTTAGTTAGTCCATTTCTCGTACTAGTTTGCGTATATTTTTGGTTCTTCACCTATTTTTTCCCGTCGTTTATTGTACACTTTTCTCATACGTAATTTGCCACACATTCTGCACTGTCTTTGGTTTCTCTTAGTAATATATGTATTCTCTTTATTAAACTTATGACCCTGAGCGCAATGGGTGGCTTTACTCCATCGGTGCCTTTTCTTATTATGCATATCTTGTACATTATCGGAGGTTGTTCCAATTTTAAGATGGTCAGGGTTAAAACAGCGAGGATTATCGCACATGTGCATAACCTCTTTACCTTTTATATCCCCTATAAATATTTCTGCCGATTTTCTGTGAGCCTTTACTGTATGTATCCCTAGTTTTTTATTATGCACTATTGTAATATGCCCATATTTCCCTTTTTTACAGCTCCAATTCCAGCACCCATTTAAATCCTGCCCAATTAAGCGAGTCGACATTTTGGTAAGAAAAAAAATATCGTCATAACAATAAAATTCCATCTATTCCGTATCCTTACATTCTATATTATTCTATCTTAGCAAATCCTACACAAACCTCGGGTTCCTCGGACATTTTCAACTCAAATAATTTTTTAATCAAATCACTCTCGCTTGGATTCAAATCTAAAGTCAATCTTACTCCACCATCAAGCGTTGTCTGTATTTTATTTATTATACCCTGGCAGGAGCCTATTTCAGTCAACTATAACCTCTCTCTTTTGTAATTCCATCTCAAGCTCAAACTTCTTCTCAACCAATTCTAATTCCCGTTTCTCGCACTTATCGAACTTCTCTTTAAACTGCCTTTTAAGAGCTTTAATCATTGCTTTTTTACAACACGAGTTCCTATCGACTCCAAATATCAACCATGAAACTGTAATCTCATCTACTATATGTTGACAATATGCAGGATATACGCCCCTATTTCTGTATTTCTCTTGCCATCTTTTATCAAAATAATAAGAAAGAACAAAGAACTCTTCATAATGCCTGGTCCTACCGTTATTTTCCCTATTGTGGTAATTTTCCCATACTATATTATTGTCTCTCGCAGTTTTTCTTGCTGATATATCTAAATGTGATCGAACCCAGCGAAGTCTCGTACCGATTTTGTTTCTTTCACAAGATTCTTTAAAATTTGGCATTTAATCCTTTAAAAGCTTATCCATATTTTTTAATATAACTTTTCTTTGTGTATTAGTCGGATAAGTCCATATATCGTCGTCATCTGTTTTTACTCTTCCTAGTATAAATTCATCTGTGAACTCGGATATAAAATCGAAGAACTTATCATAGGTCCACGAATACAAACTTTTACGTTCTATATCTACAGACAGGTAATTACACCATTTCTCTCCTGTTATCGAAACGTGTGCTTCTTTGATTTTAAAATAAAGGTGTTCCCAATTTTCGCATTTAAAAAAACTATGCTCTTTTGACTCAAGTGCGTCCTTTAAGCCCTCATCATCCTTAAGAGGTATTGTGCATTGTATTGTAGTATATGTCCCCATTTATGGTAATTCTAAACTACCAACCCTTTGATTGCAAACATTTTTACTTGGTATAATATAAATAGCCCGACATGGATGTTAGGTCTCCTGTGAAGTAATAGGCCCCTGCGAAAGTGGGGGTTTATTTTTTTCTAAAATCGTGTTCATATATGTTGTATTTTCCCATATTACAATCCTCACAAAGAACTTGCAGGTTATCCGCTTCAAGGGCTAATTCAGGGTATTTCGATCTAGGTTTTATATGATCCACGTGCATTATACTCTTATCATCCCTACATAATAAACATGTCGCATTATATTTAACCAATATTTCATATCTCAACATTCTCCATTCTTTAGTTTTTTTAAATGGCGGCGGTTGTTTGTTTTTTCTTCTACTTTCCCTGTCTTTTTCAATTATCATTTGGCAATTTTTACATAAAACTTTTATATTCATATAACTCCTTGTTTGATAACATATCCCTTTTTTAGGTATAAGAATCCCTTTAGGTCTGTTTAAGAAACCAACTTAAACAATTCTGATTGACCTAATCTTCCGCGCAACCCTTCACGCCTACACGCTCATTCCATCCTTGGACTTCTGGGTTGGTATAACCTACTCGCCGTGTTATGTGGGTGGCTTTCAGAATGATAATTAAGGGCTTCATTCAACCGAAATACTTATCCCCCTCCTGAGGCACAGTCATCCCCTAGAAATGGCCATTAGGAAGTGCAGCCTGTCCTAAATGGTGGGCTTCTAGCAACCCCTCTCTGCACAGTTGAATAATTTGCTATCTGAATAATAATGAATTAGTATAAAGATATTAAACGTAGCTCCATTATTGGTCTTAGCCGAATGGCTGTCAAGAGATTTTTAATGGAGCGTTTTTCTTTTAAAATTAAGTTGACATTGCCGCACTTTCTTTTCTACTCTTCTTAAGCTTGGTGAAATTTAACATATATATCCTACTTGGGTCTTCTCGGATTCAATTGATTGGGCCTCTACTACTCTACACCAAGTTTTTAGGGGCCCTTTCTTTTAGAGGTTGGTATGGCATATACAAAATGGCAAAATTACTTAGTAAGAAGAGGTTTATGTGCTAAAACAGTCGGGTTTATTTTACCTAAAGATGCAAACAGGTTGAAGACTATAGATGTTGTCGAGTCTGCTGGTCAGGATGCCTTAAACGCGCTAAAAAAAGCCTTAAAAGATGCATGTGAGGGTAAGGATAGGGATGGTAAAAATGAAATACTACAGAATTTTTGCAAAGTTAATAGTTTTGATGATTTCAAAGAATGGAGTAATAAAGAAATATATTATTTAGCAGAGAGGTTGAAGAAAATGACTTCTATGCGTAAAGGGTTAAGATATTAAATGGAGGTTTTATGGATGAAATAACGGAATTAGCTTTCGACGATTGGTTTAAAAAGAGTTTAGATAACATTATGAAGGATTTAGACGGGATTGAGAATATACCGGAAGAAATTGATTTAAGTAATGCTATGCTAGAAAGGAGCGAGTAATGAGTAAAAATACAGGTCATCGACTTTTTGGAGACGTTTCGAATAAAAAACCCAACACTGTCGCCTCTATGATGGTCGGTTGGGCTCATCAAAAAGAGAAAGATTTCAAATATTGGGAAACAGATATAAACGAGTGCATTAATGATCTTGTGATTATCCACGATAGAAACCTAAAATCAGGCGAGAAGGTCCGCGTTTTAACGCTAGGTGAGATTAAAAGAAAAGAACCATATAGGGTTTCGTTAAAAGAGTTATTCCAAGAATTCCAAAACTTAGATAGAGCTATGTACCAGGGGTTGCATTTATGTAGACCTATTTTGGTCGAGATTAAAAGAATTTACACCGATAAGAGAAGGCAGCAGCTTATAGATGAGATTGTAGCCTTTAGAAAACTTATCGGGAATCGTGTTCCGGTTCATTGTATTTCTTTCGACTCATTTACAATAAAACATTTCAAAAAATCGTTCCCCAGAAGAAACAGAAAAGCATGGGGTGAGAAGTTTGGACTTCACGGGATCAATGTATTAAAGATAGGCAATCATAAGAAAGATTTGTTTGGAAATCCTCTTTATGAAATTACGCCGCATGGAAAATATATTAAAACATATAAAAAGAAAAGTCTGTGGAGAAAATTTATAGATTGGTTAAGGGGCCGCTAAATGTTGAATGATTTAAAAATACATATCCTTAGAAGTGAAACATCGGTGTTTTGTAATAGAAAAACCGACAATATGCGAGTAACAAGCTCACCCTATGGAGGGACATGCGGAAGCTGTTTGTTTATTTACAAGAGCGATAAAGAAAATGGCCTCCTAGATACTGCCAGGAAATACGAAGGGAAAAATATCCCGATGGGGAAAAATAGAATAAAAAGAAACTGCCTTAAGTGTGATAAAGAATTTTACACTAGCAATAAAGTTATAAGGAATTGTGGTTGTATTGGGACTCGAGAGAAGATATTTATGGTTAATGGGGTGTGCCATTAATGAATATTTTAGACCTATTTAGTGGCATAGGGGGTTTTTCTCTCGGCCTAGAAAGAGCCGGGATGAAAACTGTTGCTTTTTGTGAGGTCGACAAACATTGTCAAAAAGTTTTGAATAAACATTGGCCTGGTATTCCTATATTCGACGATGTTAAAAAACTTAAAAAGAAACATATTAACCAACATATTGATGTTGTTTGTGGTGGTTTCCCATGTCAAGATATTTCAGTGGCGGGACAAAAAAAAGGTATTAAAAATGGAAATAGATCAGGTTTATGGAAAGAATTTGCGCGCATTATCAAAGAAGTTAAGCCACAATACGCCATTATTGAAAATGTTGCCAATTTGCGCAACCTCGGCCTTAACCAAGTTATCAAAGATTTATGGTCGATCGGGTTTCGTTGTGAATGGCATATTATTTCAGCTCGCTCCGTTGGTGCCCCTCACCTCCGCGAAAGGGTTTGGATTATTGCCTACCCCAAGGGCGACACCGGGCGGTTACAACAAAAGTCCGGGAAAAAACTCAAAGAAACGCTATTCACTGGAAAGCCTTGCGAGAATGGGGAAACTTCCGACACCGACATGCCGCGATTCTGGAAAGCCTTTGCCTCCGAGGAATCACAATCCGAGTGGTGGACAAAAACCACCGCTAGTTTCCGTGGTTGGTGGAAAATTGAGTCCGGCATTTGTCGAGTGGATGATGGGCTACCCCGAGGATTGGACAAAAATAGAAAAGAAAGGATTAAACAATTAGGTAATTCTGTAGTCCCTCAAATACCGGAACTAATAGGGATGGCCATTTTGGAATATGAAAACAACCTTCACCAAATATCGCTATAATATTTAAAGCACTCACACTTAAAACAAGTAGGGCAAATCGGGCATGTATCGTCAAGTGGTTCGTATACGTCAACGAGGTCAGTTGAGGGCGCGTCACCCCAATAAACAACATCTGATTTTGCTGGCTCAGCTAAATGCGCAACAGCGAGAAGTAATAAGGCCAAAATAATCAATTCTGTATACATTGTTATCCTCATTTCAGATATATCACAAATTTATTTTCTATAAATTGCTCCAGATTTGCGACGATACACTCCTCGTCTTTAAAGGTTACAAGCTCTGATAAATTACATTGCCGTACTACAGCATGGAAACATTCGTGAATAAAAGTAGATTTGAGATCACCTCCCTTTAAGTCTTTGCATAGGTAGATAATAGGTTTCTTTTTATCAACACAGCCGTCTAATTCCGAACCTTCTTCATCTTTTAAATTTTTTACATACTTTATTTTATATATTTTCCCACAAATATCTATAGATTCTGGTATTGGCTTCATGGTATATACCCCGTCCATCTTCCACGCCCATTGAGAATCATTGGGAGCAGTTTGGGTAACCCATCTAATATTATCGCGGTCCCGATTATAGGCCTCTTAGGAAAGACCTTATTATAGGCAAATGCCATAGATTTATTATCTATTAAGCACCCTACATTTAAACCCCAGAATAAATTATCAGGGTTGCTCCAGTATTCTATTTTGAATGACTCATGATAATGGCCTTGACATACATTCATACCCATCTGTTGGGAGAGCTTTGCGCTGTCTTTAATCTTTCCATGGCAGAAATAAACCTTCTGACCGTCACTAAGTTTCAAAACTAATTCATGATACCATTTCCAAGTTTTTGGGAGATCGTAAATTTCGTTATAATCCTTCATGTAATGGATTGGTATCCCGTTCGCTTTAGCTTTTCTTAAATGTAGACTTCCATGGTTGCTCTCTAAAATATCCATTATCGGGAAAACGTCATATAAACCATGTAGATATTGAGTCGTTTTTTTAAGCTCATCCCCTGCGCTAAATAAATCACTATCTGTTTGATGAAATTTAATGGCTTGTTTGTCGGCTTCGTCACCTGTACAAACCACCTTGTCAGGTCTGTATTTGCGTTTTAAGGCACGTAGAAATTTGATTGTATCATAATGCTGGAAGGGCGCATGTATATCAGATATTACAAGTACAGATTTATAGCTATTTCCCATATATACAATGATAAAGCATTCCCAAATAATTGCAATTACCCGTCTTTTTACCTCAATTAAATAGCTAAATACCCGTAATCTCGATGTGTAATCATTACAATAATGGTTGTTTTCGTGTTACAATATGGTTATACAATAACAACGAGGTTGATATGCGCTTTCCAGAAAAACAAAACGATAATTACAAATTAGACAGCGGCGAATCGGACTTTTATGAGTGTGAAAATTGCGATAGACATTTTCCGGAAGATGGTCTGGAAGAGGTTTTAGGTAGGTCTATTTGTTCTAATTGCAAAGAAAAACTAAAAGAAGAAGAATTTACCATTTGTCCTTATTGTTATAGTGAGTCAAGAAATTTTCCCCCAGACGGTGTGAGCGTTTGTTCTGAAGATTGCGGGATAATCGAAGGCTCCACAATAAGCGTAAATGCAATAGAGCTTGAAAAACTAAATAATGGTGACGATTTGGACCCTAAAAATAATGAGGATAAAGAAATCTTAAAAAAACTAGAAAATATTTATAAATAGAAGGAGAAAGGACTATCTATGACGAAACAGACGAAAAGTGAAACAAGATCGGTCAGGTTAACTCCTGCAAAATTAGCTCAGATAATGACTAAATTTGGAGGGCTACAAAAATTCTTTGATAAAGCTTTAGAACTTGACGAGCTTGGTTTATTTAAAGCTGCTGAGAAGTTAAAAAAAGAGCAGAAAAGTAAATTCAGGCTAACATTAGGAGACTGATTTTAATATTTCAAAAGGGGGTTGCTGTGAAATATTTACTTATTTTATTTTTATTATTAGGTTGTGGAAAAGATGAAGAGATTACGGTTCCATGCGTTGCTTCTAAAGAACTAGCAAGCGTTTGGACTCACAGAGCAAATGGGTTAATTATTGATTATCGAACTTGTGGCGTGGACGTTACTTGTCAGATAATTGTTAGCGGAACTTGCGACGATGAAGCCGGGGAATTTACTGCACATTTTAGTTCGAATGGTAATGTAGCGCTTGCTAACTGCGCTGATACGGTCCTTGCTGACGTTGGAAAGTGGAATATAGGCTGCGATAACGTCCTCACGCTTTCTGAATGGCAGACTGGGGATCCAAATGATGTTTTTGACTGATATTATTTAAACCAGGAGATTATTATGGATAAAGAAGAAATTTTAGAAAAAGGTCAAAAATGGCTACTTGAGGAGGATAAAAGTATCTCTGAAGGCTGGGAGTTGGCTGCCATAAGTGTACCTTTCTTGGCCGTAAATGATACAGACGTTGAAAAGATTGTAGAGGAAATAATGGTCGTGTTAAGAGAGGATGCTTCCAAAGGTGCATATAAAAGATAAACGACTTGAATTAATAAAACAACATGCTATAAACAAACAAAGGGGTTGATATGAAAGATTTAATTTTAAACGTGGACACGTCTAAGCAAGCCATGCGTATGGCAGAAAACCTGTCGAAATCAAAGATTATTCCTTATTCTCTTGTAGGTAAACCTCAGGATATTTTTGCGATTATGCTTATGGGCATGGAGCGAAATATCCCGACCATGACCGCTTTACAAGAAATAAATGTTATTCAGGGGAAGCCATGCGTTTCAGTTTATTTACTGACTGGTCTGGTTTATAGAGACTTACCGACAGCTATTATTAAACCTACTATGGACTGGGAAAATGAAACGGTAACGTGTTTCTGTGCGAGAAGCGCGGACAGCGCAGAGAACGGTTACACCTCGAAATGGGACCGCGCCAGGGTTGAGAGTTTAGGGCTAGTAGGCAAGGATAACTATAAAAAGCAGTTTATGAATATGTTAAGATGTCGCGCCACGTCAGAGGCATGTAGAGTTGTATTTCCAGATAGTATTCTTGGATTGTACGTACCAGAAGAGTTTCAAGACTTGGATGGTAGACCGATGAGAACGGTTACAGATGAGCGCAGAGAGTTTGATGAGGAACACGCTGTCCCGCCTGAGGAAAAAGAAATAGGCTCGCCTCTTTACAGAATATTAACTAGAAAACATGCTGGGGCTCAATTACAGGATTTAACAAGAGAACAGATAGAGGATAGAATCGAGTATTTTGACAAACAGGAAAAGGTAGGGAAACTCGACGCTCAAAATAGAGAAGTCCACGATAGCATGGTGAATTATTTGACCGAACTCGAAACGGCTCCTATAGAACAAATGGACGAAACAGGTAATGAGATTGGTTGGGATAGTAAATGAAAATAATCTCATGGTGGTCTGCGGGCGTGACATCTGCTGTCGCCACCAAAATAGCTTTGGAAATATACAACCCAGATGATGTTGATATTGTTTACATCGAAACTGGCGCAGCACATGAGGACAATCCTAGATTTATAGAAGATTGTGAGAAATGGTACGGTAAGAGAATAAAAATAATTAGAAACAAGAAGGGGTATATTTCGCCCTTAGATGTCGGCTATACCCTTCGCTACATAAACGGCGCAGCGGGTGCTAGATGCTCTCAGGAGCTTAAAAAAAATGTCCGTATTGAATATTGTAAAGGCCTAGATTTTAAATACGATCATCACATAATGGGCTTCGAGTTTACTGAAAAAGAGATTAATAGGGCCATACGGTTTAAACAGCAATATCCAGAATTAAGCCCCTTATATCCACTTATAGATAAAAAACTGGACAAAAAAAACTGCCTCTATCTATTAAAACAGCAAAATATTGAAACACCAGAAATGTATAAATTAGGCTATTTAAATAATAACTGTATAGGGTGCTTTAAGGGCGGTATGGCTTATTGGAACCGCATTAGAAAGGATTTTCCTGATGTTTTTGACGACGTCGCTGAACTTGAGAGGGAATTAAATGCCACTTGCGTGACCACCAAAATTATGGAAGGTAAAAAGTGTATAGGACGGCAAAGAGTTTTTTTAGACGAGTTAGATCCAAGCAGGGGCCGAAATGAAAAGCCTATTATCCCCGAGTGCGGGATTATGTGTCAAATTGAATTTGCTGAAATAATTGACCATAACACAGAAAAGGTTTATTCTGGGGATACCAACATCAACGACATTTAAAGGAATAAATCATGGCATTTAAAGAGAAATCAGGTAAAACTAGTTTCCAGGTGAGACACGGATCGACAGGTGAGATATTAAGCACGTTTCACGGGAGTGATGCGAGTAAAAAAGCTGACGATGAAATATCTAGGCTTCACGCGAAAAACGACCCAAAACAAGAAAACAGAGGCGCATCTGCTAAATCTGCACATAAGACCAGGGAAAAAAGTGACAATCCCAGAAAGAAAGCATTTCCCGATAAAAAATAGAGGCCTTAAGGCTTGGGGGCGGCGCAAGGCTTATACATAACAGGCTTCTTTGGGGGTGGTCAAAAGAGAAAGCTTTTAACACACCTCCTATAAACCGTGGACAGTTATGAAAAAAATATTTTGTTTACCATGTCGCGAAGTGATGAGTCTAATTAGTAGATGTCAAAATTTGGTTTGGGGTAGTGTTGTTAAGTCAGGTTCTTTATACCAATGCGGTAGGTGCCTTAATCAGGTGGTTACTGAAGTTTCAAAAGAGAGAACCGATAAGTTCTGCCTGAAGAGAGATCCTCAAGCCGTTGATATGAAGGATATAAATAGGACACTTCATTGAGAAAAGATGCGCTTTCGATTAACGCAAACGAAATCCTTTAGGGCTATGCGCGTTCCTATGTTATTTAAGTCGTATGTATCCACATATTTTTGCCCTTTTTTACAGGTATTTTTCTTGAAAGATTTATAATCTTTACAATACGGGTAATACAATGTTCCAGGGCGGTCCTGCCTGATCAATAAAGTTCTATTATCAAGCGTTGGGATTACAAGACGCGAAGCACAGGCACTTATTATAATTCCTGATATGAAGCCGATAAGTAGCTTTTTCACTTGTTTATCCACTCTTTTAAGTTTTTATGGTGTTTTTCCGGTAGCTTAATCCATCCATTTAAAAATTTAGACATTATGTTATCCGTGCACCCGATAATGGAAGCTAGCTCAACCTGTCTGAAGCCTCCCTTTTTATACATTGCGTTTTTTGTATCCTTTCTTAATTTCTCATTTCTTTTCATATCAACCCCTTTTGTTTTTATACTTTGGTTTTTTTGCCGGTCGCTTACCTTTTATCTTATTATGGTTATTGTTGCAACCTTTAAACACTCCGCATACAGGGCATAAACCGCCTCCTATTATCTGTTTATTTCTGCCTATTTTATATGCTTTGTTGTTAGTTTCACACTCACACAGAAGTACGGTCATTAAGAATAAGGTGTCGGCCTGGGCGGTTTGTTCTTTGGTTTTGGCATTTTCTTCCTCTTTTTGTTTTCTGGTTAGATATTGCAGGTATTTCATGTCTCTTTCGGTTATGACAACGTCCTTTTTAAGCGTATTATTCATCACATCTTTGTGTATAGCCCTTAAATATCTTGCCCTTTGGTTTCTTATATCATTTCTTTAGAAGATTTTCTATCATAAACCTTCTCATTTTAGCGGTTCTAATGTTGATTTCTTGGAGCATATTATCGATGCGGATCATGTCTTTTTTCTCATCCGGCAAGTTGATCTCTCTCCAGAGACGATCTTGCAAATCTTCTATTTCAGATGACCAGTTTTTACTGAGCTTATCACTGTAAATTTCTCCGATAACCTTAAGAAGTGCTAGGACTCCTATTGCGATTTGCACTAGACAATCGCTTTCATTGTATCTTTACGTAAAAATAAGTTGACAATCATCCAAATTGCGTCAAATACTGTCTCATTTACATATTTAGATAATTCGGGCTTTAAACCCAGCGCGACACCGGCCGCACCCATAAACACATTAAACCAAATCGTTCTTGACTCAAACCATTTCTTTTCCATGATAATTTCCTTTGTTTAATGAATATTAAACTATTTTGTTTAAGCAAGCAAACTCACCAAAGTATTTTAATGCTGCGGTGTTATAAACTTCTGCTGCTTTTTCTTGTGTTTTATGTGTTCCGAGTTCTATCCTTTTTTTATCGACAGTTATATACGCGCGCCATGCATCTTTATGATGGGGCTTCTTTTTGTTTCTGAGGCAGACACCTTTATATCTTGACTTCCCTTTCGTGCTTCTCATATTTTGGCCGTTAGTTATTTTATTTGCAATCCTTAGATTACCTCTTGTGTTATCAAGCGTACTTCGAGAAATATGATCCACTAATTCGTGCTTTTTTGGCTCTAAAACAAGCCTCGAATATAATGCGAACTCTGTTAACGTTTTACCGCCGTTTGGATTTTTTTTGCACCTAAAAACTCTCGGTGATATATACCCTGTCTTGCTTTTTGTTGGCGATAATACCCATCCCTCTTTTTTAATTTTTATATAGTCGCAGTAATTTGATATAAACACACCAAACCTAGTAGGGATAAACACTTTCATTTTTAAAACCTCATTTGTTTAAGTTGAAAATCTTTCTGCTTCCAATATCGTCAATCTTTATATTGCGGCGCACCTGCAAATGTATGTGATTTAAATGGTCGGGCGGCTCCCAAACAAAAACCTGCTTTTTACCCTTCACTGGACCTGTCCCCCAATTGTAAAATATCGCGTTCACTCTCCTTTTAAGCGTACTTAAATGCTCGTCAGACCATAAACGCGTAGCAATATCTACGGCACGAAATTCGTCATGACTACGGCTTTTTCTTCTAGCAATTTTTTCACTTATAGACGTTATTTTAACTGGAAGGCTATGCATATCGGCATACCCGATTATATAATGCAAAACTATAGCTAATGGCCATTGCAAAAAAGGTAACTCCTTGAGATTAACGTCAGGTTCTTTTATATCATAATATTTTTTCATTTCAATTTGAATATTACTATATCGAGTTTCTTATCAATAGCTTCTAATTTTTTATCGATTTTGCCTATATTACGCCTATTCTCCGACTCTTTATCTTCAACCCGGGTGATTCTCTCGATAAATTTATCAGTATTATGCGCTTTATCTTTAAACGCACTTGTGGCAACCGCTGTTAAGCAACTTACGGCAGCGAGTAAAAAGCCTATGAGCCCTAATTTTTTGCCCACGCTTGAAAATGATAGACTAATTGTTTCTTTTGCCACGCCCTTTCCTTAATGCATCGTTTAATCTACGCTTTATCTTCCTGACTTTAACGCCGCCCTTAGACGCTTCTTTTGTAATAAAAGAAAGAACCTGAGGATTATCTAAAACGCTTATCGTCGCTTTAATAGCATCGTCTGTTATATCTGAGCCCTTTATTAACGCTTTTAGTGCTGCTGGACTTGAAAGCGCAGCTCCTATTAAAATACCCTTGCTCTCATCCCCGGTAATAGCACCAATTGCGCCACCAATTGCACCACCCGCTAACAATCTTGTTGCTGTTAAGCCTGTTGTCCCTTGTGGGATTAGGCTAGGGTCTGTAAATTGCCTAGCAGCTGAAAGTTTTTTGGCCTGCTCTAACGAGTTCGAGCCAGTTAATTTATCTAACGCTTTTAGTAACTTTTCGTTTCTTTTATTTAAACCAGAACCAGCCGCTAAAAATGAAGCCTCTGCGCCGCCAACTTTTAATAACTGTTTATTCATCGTTTCCTCCATAGCATGGAGTTTAGCGAGTTTTGCATTAGCCTCTTTTATTTCCGGGCTTATTCTATCTAATATCTTCTTTGCTTCTGCTGCTGCGGATCTTGCCGCCCTTTGGGTTTTCTTACCGGAAGTAAAGATTTGTCCCTGTTTTCTAAATGCTCCCTTCGCTCTATCTTGTAAAAAATCTTTTATATCGAATAATTCCTTAAGTGATAACGTATCCCCGTCTTTGAATTTCTTATTTATTATCTCTAATATCTCATCTATCTCCGCGACTTGTTCTGGATTCAAATCCGCGTCTATCTGTGATTTTGATTTATTTAGTGCTTTTCTAATGGGGTCTGCGTTCACTATTTTTTCAGGGCTTGCGGTTTCCAGCGCATCGCCTATTTCTTTATTAACACCCTTTCTGAATGTTTGAATATCTTTGGCCAGCTTATCTTTGGCCATATCTGTGGCTTCTGCAAATTGTCCTTGGGTTTGTCTTATAATACGGCTAACTTCCTTAGTGTTTTTAGCGAATGTTTCAATTTGTTCTCCTGGTACACCTGTCATGGTTTCAGCTATTTTTTGGGCGGTTTTAGCTGGAAATACCTTCTTAATCCCTTTAACAGTTAAAGATGCTGTTCCACCAACGGCTTTTGCTAATCCTAATCCGGCGACACCAAAAGCTGCGCCGCTAGCCGTTTCTTTTACCCCTTCTTCTATACTTTCTGCCTTTCCTACAGCTTCCCCAGCACCCCTTATTCCCCCAACTTTAGCAGCCTGAACTGCTGTTTGCGCCGCTCTCCCGAGGACACTAACGCCCTTTGCTGCCTTTATTGGCGTTAACGGGGATGTGAGAATCCCCCCTGTAACCTGTCCGGCCAATGTTGCCTTTGGGAATTCCTTCTCTAATGCCTCTTCCTCTTTTATTTTTCTTTGTCTCGCCTCTTGAAAAGCTCCTATTGTTCTTTTAAGCGCCCCCCCGAGATCTTCGCCTTCATCTAATGCCATAACAAATTCTGCAACAGCTTCCCCAGGAGGCCCTGCCACGGTTGGTCTAGTACCAAAAAGCAACTCCCTTTCGGCGCCCACTTTAAATGCTTCCCCGGCGCTACCTTTTTGCCCTTCTTCAACGGGCTGTTCTCCTGTTATACTATTTCTTTCGGCAATTAATTCTTGCTTTCTTTGCTCTTTGGCATCTGCACCTAATAGTGCATCCCTTTCTTGTAATAGTTCTTGCCTTCTTATCTCTTTTTCTTCTTCTGTTGCCATTATTCTAAAGCCTTTAGCTCTGCGTCTATTTCTTCTAAGCGTTTTTGCTTTTGCTGGTCTATATCTCCCGCAACGGCTTCCTGGTTAAACCCGAACTCAAAATCTTTTTCCGTTTTCCCGTCTATTGCACTCTCGAAGTCTGCTACCGTTGGTATTTTCCCTTTAAATCCTGCCATAGTTCCATTATCTTGAAAATAATCTAGTGCTTCCTGTTTTGAGACAGCCGCTAATTCTATTTGTTTAATTAATCTACCGAGTCTCTTTTTATTCTCTTTTTCGCCTAACGATATATTAAAAGCCCTTTTTACTAACTTTTCACCCTCTCTCTCTGTAAATTGTCCACCTAAGACTTTCTTAAGATTTCTTTGGACAACCTCTTCCACTGCCTCTTGTGCTGATTTAGACTCTGGCAATAGCCTATCTCTTAAGAAATCAGGTAATGCCCCTATTACAGGTCCAGTGATGAGGTCGCTTTTTAAAAGGTTTTTTTCTACTTCTTTTAATTGGGTAAGATCCTTTGCCACTGTCGAAGCTCCGCCACCTACTGAGAACGCAGCTAAATCTTTTGCGGCTTCCCTATCAAAAACTTTTTGCCCCGGCGTTAAGCTTAATTCTCTTTGTTTTTTTGCTTTCTCGGCGTTGCTAATTAATATCTTACTAATTTTAGCTTTTTCTCTTGTTTCTGTGACCTTCCCTATACTTTTAGTTATTCTAGTAAAAGCATTATTCGCCCCAACATCATCCTTTTTGTTTGTTGCATTATTAAACTCCTCGACGTCTTTCGGGCTGGCGCCGGACTCCACGAGTTTAATAGAATCTAATGCTTGCTGCCTTTTGTTTTTAACAAGAAGTTCGTCAGCTTCTTTTTCTGCTTTTTTTCTTTCCTTGTTCTCAAGATTTTTTTCTCTTTCTCTTCTTGTGGCATCCTCCCTTTGCTCTTTTCTTCTAATTATGGCATCCTCTCTTCCTTCAGAAAAGCCCCTCTGGAAATTTCCCACAATATTTTGCTGAAAAGCTTGCTGCCTTCTGTTTATATCCTGTTGCTCTCGTCTTGAAATATCTGTAAAAGCCATGATTATTCCTTATGCTGTTCTACTTGAGGGTCCACTTGGGTTAAAATTAAAAGCTACTGGCTCACTTTGTTTAAAGTTGGCGGAATTACCCCCGCCTCTACGCTTTCCCCGCGCACCGCCTGATCCTACGCTTTGTCCTGCGCCTCTTGAAAAGCCACCTACGCCCGCAGTTACTGCGCCTTTTATTAATTGCCTGCCGAACGACTCTTCTTTAGTTGGCTGGAATCTTATCCCTACATCTTGATTGGCCAAGGTTCCCGCTGCTACATTCCTGAATTCCGTTAAGCGTTTGAGTTTTTCTTGGTCTAACCTTTTCCTGAATGTTGAGCCTATCCTGCCAACATCGCTCGCTACGTCTCTTTGGAGATTAGCTTCTGCTTGTTGTCCTATTGAGCTTCGTTGCAAACCTTGTTGGGCTATTCTCGCTCTAAGACCTCTCGTAGCATCCTCTGCACCTGCCCTAGTTGCTTGCTGTTCTCTAGCAATATCACTTCGAATAATACCACTGGTATCTTCGTCTAGCCTTTTTCTAAAGCGTTTTAATGCTTCTGCCTCGCCTTTTGCACCCAATAACTTAATTTTTCTAAGTTCTGCTGCCTCTGGATCAGCTGGGGTTACTCTGCCTTTGTCAAAAAGACCCGCGGCCCTACCTACTTCAGATAAGCCACCTGTTCCCGCTGCCGCAATTGCTCTTCCTATTGAAAATCCCATATCTATTCCTTAATAAAAATCTTTCACTATTCTTTTAAGAATCTTTCTTACTATTGGATCACTCACTGAATTAACTAATACTTTAAAAGATTTTCTCTCTTCTATCGCATCAAGGTGAGACTGTTTCTCGTCCGCTAACTGTTGCGTAATATCCTCAACTATCATGCGGGTTTCGCCGCCTATGTGAAGCTTTTGAGCCTCTTTAACTCTCTGCGCTTTTTTATGTTCTTTTGCATAGAGGCCATAAAGCTGTTGGTTATCAGAGTTTCTAAAAACCTGTATTTTATAAGTCTTCTCTTGCGCATAAACATTAAAACTGATTAGAAAAATTAGTAAATATTTCATTATTACCTCCATCCTTCTATAGGAATAGTTGCTTTAAAATTGAATCTTAATCCTGCGCCTACAACTACATTTCCGTTTGCGCCAGACAAAGGTATATGTCCGCCAGATGTACCCCAAGTTTTTGTATTACTAAAAATTAAATAAGATTTTCCAGCTTCAACCATAACAATACCACCATGATCATTGACACTACTTTCTGTCTGTGAGTGGACACCAACGATTTGATTTGTGGGCCCTGCTGATATTGATACTAATCCGCTCGGTAGAGTCACTTGTGCTTCGGTAGCTGTTGATGTCCCTACGGTCGCATCGCATTTTACAATTAAGTCTGAGTTTTCTCGATGCCAGTCACAATTAACGTTTCCATCTGTTACCGTTCCGAAACCTGTCCATACTGGTTTATATGAAGCAGGAGCGGACCAACCGACCTCTAAACCACCTTGCTTCCATTGTCTGATACTGGGAGTCGATACGTTACTGCTACCGTCATTAGTGACAATTCCCAGGACACGGTTTCCGGACCCGTCATAACTATCGCCGTTTGGTGCGCCTGTCTTTAAGCCTAATGTAAGTGTAGTCCCTGTGCTTCCAGTTATCGCAAAAACATAATAATCAGTTGAAGCCGCTTCCGCATCACAATTAGTTGCACAACCCATGGCAACGGTTGTCGCAGTAGTTGTCTTAACGAAATTCCCATTGACTGAAAGCATGCATCTATTAATCGACACGGTGCTATCGTCAGACTTGGTTATCTCGCACCCTTCTTTCATGGCGTTAAACATAACCGCGAAGTCCGTGGTATTAAGACCGCCGTCCTCTACTGTCCCATCTGTGATACAACCACCATCAAATGCACCCGCTAATCTGTCGTAGATTGTCGAATGATCCGAGTTGTATTTGGTTGATGTTAAAATACTGTTTGCTGAATTTGAAGTGAACGAGTCACTTGTACACGTTCCTGCATAAACATTGCTACTAATTTGTGTAGCAATTAGTAAAAAAATTAGTAACAAAGTTTTCATTTTTTATCCCTTTTAGCTAAAAGTTCCGTTCTTACTGAAAGAAATCATTCCTTCCAGCATATTTATATTCGTTCCGCTTGTATTCTGATAAAACCCCAACAACAACGCTTTCGCTGTTTTGTCCACGTTGCCTTGAAATGTAATAATTGTCCTGCCGTCAAAAAGTACACCCTCATCTAATTTTGAAACATCAAGCTGAAATCCCGCTAATGTTCCGCTAAAATCAAAGTCCTGTGATACTGGCTCTGCTGTTTTGTAATCGAGAAAATATCTCGCTTCTACTGCCGTGTCCTGTTCTAATGCGCTAAATATAACTCTACCATAATTATATGTGGCGTCCATATCTTCACCATTCAACCAGTATAATTGGAAAAATGTTTCTATTGCCCGAGTAGTATTGTCGGCCAATGCATCACTTCGACTTTCTGCAATCGAATGTTGCATTATAAAACCATCTTCTGTAGCAAATAAAACAATGTCCTCGCCGTCAGAATTTTCAGCTAGTGTGGCGTCCAATATTTCAAGAGGAAATTTATAAGGACGAAACCCCGATATATTTAGTTCATAGTTGTTGGATCTAAAAGATTGTGTGCTTCCCGCTAAGGGGTTAAACGTCATATACTGGTTTAAGGTCGGATAATAAACAGAAAAAGCATTTATCAATTGACCCTTAGAAATACTGTGGGTAAATCCTGTCCTGGTAAATATATCATCAATATCACCTTCGCCTAAGTTATATGCATCGCTATTTTTATCGGTTTGTAATCTCCCATTGACTATAACGTGCCAACCAATAGTTGATTGGAAAAACACCGCCCCGTTGATTTCCCGGATCGTATCCCCAGATGGAGCCCCGACATCACTACTAATAGTAGAAATTCCGTTTGTAGTGTCATAAACCTCAATCGAAGTTCTCTTAAATATACATAGAAATGGAACTTTTGCGCTTTGATCACCACTATAAAATCCCGTTCCTAAGCCCGTTACAGGCCCTTGTCCGCTTGCAAAAAGTATTACCCCCGTACTAGAGTCATCTACAGCATCGGGTATGTCAGCCGTGCCAAGAAATACGTCACTTGGAAATGTCGTGTTACCCGAATAAGCAAGTTTATTTCCAAACATTGTTAGAAATTGCGCTCCCCCAGACTTTGGCGGGGCGTTTTTAGTCGGCGGTACACTTGTTGAAGTTGTATCTGAATCTATTGTGTCGGAACCGTCTGTTAAATCTATTTCAGCCCAAAAAAGGAAATCACTTCCCGCTGTTACGTCTTTTATATAGATTCTAACTTTATCAATATTCCCATTATCTGCACTTGTTGAAATTGCAGAAACATCTATCTGTTCGCCAGAGGATACTGTGACCGTTGTGCTTGCCGTGCCTTGGTTTGTTTCAAAGCCGTTTGTTGAGTCATAAAACGTATAAGCTACTTTATAGTCTGAAGCTGATAATGTATTTCCTGACCCACTAGCTGCCACTGTTGGCGCCCCGGGTATGGCCTGCCCTAATTGACTCCATGTGGTCCCGTCATAGGTAAATAGACCGTTAGTTTTAACGGCAACAATATGCCGTCCACGGAATGTTACGCCTCTATGTTTTGCAGCGGCGGTCAACCCTGCTCCTGATTCGTCTAGTATAGTTTCGTCTAATGCATCTACATCTAGCTCAAAACTACCAGCTAAATGCGTAGCACTTCCTGTTGTAGGGACGAGAAACATATCTTGCTGGACTTTTGCCAATACGTGGATAGTTCCAGCATTATTTTTAAAATAAGTGATTGAATTGATCTCGTTAGCGTTGATTGCTGTTGCGTTATATCTTGAAGTACCTGGACGAGTCTCTAAAATCTTCTGGTTAGTTACCACATTTAAGGCATCGGCCATACGGTCTTGTATAAGTGGTTTATAACTCACTGCCATATCGAGAAACTTCCATTTTATCAAGCGACTTTTACTCTGTGGCATCTAATCCCTTATATTGAAAACCCATCAAACCCGCCGTTAACATCTCGGATAGGTTGTGGTGATCCCTTTTGCCTTGAAAATATTCTTTCAAGCCTTATTTTTTCTTGTTCATAGTTAATTTGTTTTGACTCTTTTCCTGCTCTATCTCTGAATTCATAGCCCTTCCATAGAACACCTTTGACTAAAGCTTGTTCGCAGCTAATAGGGAGGTCTATTTCTCTATCTAATTCATAAAAGATTTCATGGGGTCTACGATGTACCGTATATTGTAAAGTTCTCTGCGCTATACTTGAACTGCTTGCAAGCGGAGGAAATAATCTGATACCGTCAAGCCCATAAAAATCAAATGCGCTTGGCGTTTCAGAAGTACCAGGATTAGTTGAAAACCTAGTGAGTTTATTACTCCCAACATGTTGCAACCACCAATTGCCGGACTGCATAAACATGTGGTCAGAGGCTACCTGGTCAACTTCACTGAAACTTGGAGGCGTTTGAGTAGAACTCGGTGCGCTTGTTATTGAAACCGTAGTGCTTACATTGTCCGTTATTTGTGAGCTAAAAAATGGTTCTGCAAAGTTTGACTCCCCAGAGGCTTTTGCTGCGACATAAATATTTCTGTAAATAGTCTTAGGATTTACATCGGTGTCTCCACTCATAGTTGGAATAGCGGTTACGTCTATCGTTTTATTTGAAGAGTCGCCCGTAGCTTCTGCACTGGCAGATCCTAATTCACTTTCAATATATTTTCTAGTGTCATCGTCGTAAATAACAAAAGTGGCATATACCTTATATACTGTACCATCCGTTAAAGAACCACCTGAAGCAATTGTAGCTGTTGGCGCGGAAGGTTTTTCTACCGTTAAAGACATAAAATCCTGTTCAGTAGGAAGAAGCTTTTTGAGTTTAAACTTCATTTCTTCAGCAGGAAAAAGTTGTATCACATCGTTTTGTATTTCATTTGCCCATCTAATTAAATGCGCCCTAAATGTTGTAGTGGTATCTCCGAGTTCGGAGGCCATTCTGTCTATAAATGTTTTTTGTACCCAGCGTCTAGTGATGGTCCACCCCCTGCTTTTTCTTATAGTTGTATGAAATTGAAACTAAAAACATTAAAGCGGTTATGCTTATATGTAGATTGAAATGAAACAGTGAAGAAACCAGACTTCCCGCGGTTATCGCGGATAAAATAGGGCTTACTGTATTATAGAAGAGATAAAAATAAGCCGTTACAAGTATAACCCCCGCTGCGCCATAAGTGATAAATAACTCTAAATATTCATTATGAGCTTGATCCGCAGGATATACATATCTACCCTTCCATGACTTTTTATTTTCAGTGACAAACGCAGTTCCATAACCCTTTAAATAATGTTCCGATTTTGTTTTATCAATCATGTTTCTCCAAATGGTTTTCCTTGGAAATTTTTGCTCTGATAATGGCGAAACATAGACACAATAAGTAAACACTAAACCAAGAAGCGGCGCAAGATAGTACAATTTTTGTACCTTTTTGTGCAACGTATAACCTACGACACACCCTACTATTGCTAATAATGGACCAGTTGACGCGCTCAGATATATTCCAAGGAGTATAAATGGAATAAAATAACACCATTTTTTTCTGAAAAAAACAGGTAAAGCAAGGGCCAAGAAACAACCAAAGATATTTTGATTATTTAAAGTACCAGTAGAGCCCACTGAAATATACTTCTGTTTCCCACCAAGTTCTAAGAAGAAATATAATAGTTGATGGGGATTATGACCGAACTTTTGTAAAATACCTAAAATCACCTGTATAATAGCGCTTACACCAATCCCGTTGAATAAAATACTTAATTTTTTGTCTATATCGGTTAAGCTTTGTGAATTGAATTGAACTAAAGCAAGGCAAAACGTAGATATAAGAATGATCTGATAAACGTACATCATGCTAGTAAAGTTAAATGAATTTAAAAACGCTAGAGCAAAAAATCCGCCTGCTATCAACTTTATTTTTAAGTCTACAGGTTTATAAAAACCAAATAGAATTAAGGATAAGGACGTAGCGAAAAAGAAAAAGAAGTCTTGTGGATACCTCGGCGTGGCAAGATTCATTCCTACCTTTAAAAAGAGGGGAAGCGCAATAAACACGCCCCCCCAATAATAATGAAAAGTGAGGTTGCAACTTTTCATCAATTTTTTACCTTAATCTTATGAATAGGTCTACATCTTCCGAGGCTCCCGAGGTTGTATCGTCTAAGAATACACCTACAGGGTTGTCGGTTAATGCTACACTACCCGTAACTTCAGCTTCGATAAATCCCGCTGTACTTTCCGAAATGAAAGCCCATTCTCCAGCAGAACCACCGGGACCATTTGTAATATCAAAAACAACGCCAGTATTTCTACCGTATGTCTGACATCTACACATAGCCTCATCTGCACAAGCCGCCGCTGTTTCTCTTGCGATAATACAGTGTGGAATTGCGCCCGCTGTGGTTGAAGTGGTGACACTATAACCATCGTCGGAAGCTGTTTTCAAGACAACTACCGTACCGTCAGCTAGAGAGCCACCGGAACCATTTTGTACAAAAATATACCAGTTGTCTTGCGAGCCCGACATGACGTTGCCAATAGCATCTTGCTGCACTGACCTTCCTACAGGACCAATATCTGCTAGTGCGATACCGGCGATAAGAAGGATAAAAACTAAAAATAACTTTTTCATAATTCCCCCTTACTCTGTTATGTCGTTAATACGACCATGATATTTACGTTCAGGCGCAACCATATTTCCGTAAAAGAAAACCCTTTCAAGCAATGCATCGGCTGTTTCCAGATCCTGAATTGATTGACGTCTCATGTTGTTATCCTTTTGAGCAACAAGATAAGCGTGTTCTTCGTCTACATGAAAAAATGTGTTGTCTGGCATTTGATTTTCAATAAGGACGTCAATCCCATTATAAACCAAAACCTGCCCCGCGTGACCAAATCCTGACATAGAATCTTCTCTAGTCGTTCTTTGTTGCGCTGTTAACAGCCCTTTAATCTTTGAAAAAACTGCTTTATTACAAAGACCTAAACTAGGCTGACCTTTACCATTCTCTGAAGCGTTATCATAATTTGCATCAAGAATTGCTTTAGTAATGGCACGGTTTGTCCCTGAATTATCATCTACAGCGGCTAGCCATGTTGACAAATCGGAGTCAGAAAAACCACCATAACTGGTACCTGTAGCACCGATTATAGATTGTAAACCAACAAACTGATCAGAATCTAAAGCACCTGTTGAACTAGTACCGTCAGATAAAGCACCCTTTACCATTCTTTGTCCCATAGCACCCTTGGCTTGAGAAACTTTAGAGGCAACAAGCTTTAAAACTCCAGCAGCACCGGCGTTTTTCGCAATATCAGTCTTGTAAATAACAACAGTTTCTTGTAGATATTTCCAATCGTGTTTTGAAGCAGAAATCCCGTCATACTCTTGTAGTGATAGGGCATCCGCACGTTTGTAAAAGCTACCGGTTGACCCAGTATCGTCTACAGTCATTAAAGGGCAAAGGATTTGATTCCCGCCGCCTTCAATGCGCATTTTTTGCTTAAGTCTGTTTAGATAGGCGCTTGATGTAAATACACCGTCGGTTAAGATTTCCTTGATTGCGTTATGCGTAATCGCAGTTACTTGACCGAACTCAAAAGCGCCCGTTTCGTCCTTCATCTTATAGATAAAGATCGCTAAAAAAGACTTAAGGATAGTTAATAAATTTTTCATCTTTTAGCTCCTTAAGCTGAGATTCCTAATTTACTTGCTATTCTAGATACTACATCCAAATCACTCTCAATCTTCGGGGCTCCTTTTTCTTCAACTTGTTCAACGGGCTCACCTTTTCGCAAATTTGACTTTGCTTTAGTTTCTGCAAGGCTATTCCTTGACTCCATTGCTTTATTGATGTCTTCCCCATGTATTGCAAGAAAAGCCTGTTTGACGGTCATGGTATTACTCGAATCGTTCTTCCATGATTCTTGGACTTTATTCCAAGATGGTTTAATGCCTAAAGTCTTAAGCTTCGAGCCCCATGCTTGTTGGATTTCTCCAAGTCCATCTTCCCATTGCTTTACAATGTTGCCATTTTCTTTTTCGATTGCTTGGTCGTCCCTTCCTTGAATTTTCTTTTCAAGTTCGGAGTACCGTTCTTTGAGTTCATTGACGGCTGGATTATTGATTGATTGATTATATGAGTTCATTCTAGAATCATACGATCTCTCAATTTGATCAATAAGCTCCGGTTCGTCGTGTTGGATTTCGCGTAGAATATCAAATAAGACATTGTTTTCTACTAATTTACTCTGTACTTGCCCTTCATACTCTTTAAACTCGCTTACTTTTTTGTCGAAATCGGCTTGTTTTTCATTAAAAACCGCTTCGTTTGCTTTTACGCTTTCGGCGTGTTCTTGAGTTTTCTGGGTATAATCAAAACCTTTAGATAAATGCTCCCTGATTTCCTCTTCAGACTTAAATTCCATAGGCAACCCATTTCTGAGCATCCCCATATCGTTTACAATCCCTAAGAGACCGGGTTTATCACCTTCTTCTGGTTTCTCTTCTTCAAACCCATCTAATTTAGAGGCCAGATCATTTTCCGGTTTGCTCTCTTCAGTTTGATTTGACGTTGTTTCGGTTTCAGTAGTCTTGGATTCCGTTTCGGTTGTTCCAGTTGCTTCTGTCTCCGTAGTTTCCTCTGTGGAATTTGTTTCCAATTGTTCCATTTGCGAGTTAATAAATTCATGTTCTTGCATTATATGTTCCTGCTATTTTACACGGGTTGGTCGTTATCGACTCCCGCTTGATTAGCTGCTTCTTCGACAAACTTGGCTTCGTCCTCTGTTAGGCTATTAGGGTCAAATCTGGCCTTCATAAAGACTAACTCTTCCTGCAATTGCTGAATGGCTTGGTCCTTTTGTTGATCTATACCTATCATTTCGACCGCTTCGTTTGATTTTGGAAGATCGGAAGCCAGTTTGAAGAATTGAGACACGTTTATCTGACCTAGCTTTAATAGATTGAATAAAAGTGCGTTATAAGAATTTTTATCTGTACCCGCTGCGCTACCTTGATCAATTTTTATATCGAACTCAAGGTCTTGCATTTCAACGGGAGTAAATATAATAGCTGCATCGAATCCCTGGCTGTTATCAACACCAATGGTCTTTTCAGTTGACCAAAATTGCATGATATTGCCAGCCGTGATTTTTCCCATTCTTGCTAGTGAATAGAATTGATTTTGTCTTTGTTTAAGGCGTTGTCTGCCGACTGATTGAATCTGTAGCCTCTCCACAGTTGCTTCGCTTAGTTGTCCTCTAAATACTGAACTATCAGATAAGTCTCTAGCTCCAGCAATGTCCTGCATAACAATGGCGCGCTCGTTTTTAAACCTAACGACTTGTTCTGAGACCTGACCCATTTCCATATATCTAATATTGGAACCTTGAGGAATCTTATATTTTGCTCCATCTTCGTTAGTAATATCTTTATCGGTTAGATTCGTTTCGTTGTCGTAAATAATTTGAGGATTTGCAGTTAACTGAAGCCCTTTATACTCTTTATATGCCATGACAACTTGCATACGCTGCGAGTCAAGTATGTTTTTAACGTCAGAAAAACCATAAATAGTTTCGTCTTTATTGGCATAAAATGGGGTAATAGGTATCTCACCATGGCCCCCGTCTTCTGTGTTATATCTGCTTTTACCATCGTGAAGGACAGTTTTGCCTAGCGTTTCGAGAACTCTCCAGCCATCTGGGTATTTCATTTTAGCTGAGTCTGGATTTTCTTCTAATAAAATAGCATGTTCTTCTATATGATTTTCTAATACTTTTATTTGAAATAGTAATACGTCTGCACCGGATTCTGGACTCTCTTGTAATATCTGATCAATTAACTGCGCCGCTTCTTGAAATGACGCTTCTGGAGGAAGTCCGATATTCTCTAAAAGGCTACCCCGTTCTTGAATATGGAATTCAATGTGCGCTTTGTGGTCTTGCCATTTGGTCAGGTTTGGAGCCTCCGAAGCCGATAATTTAGCGTTTTCCTGCTCCAATTCCGCAGATGTTTCCTCTTCTGGTATCTTTGCGAGTGAAAAATCTTTTATGTATGTATAACAAAGTGTGAGCGTGTCCTCGTCTTTATATCTTGGAGGAATAGACCTTTTATTTCTAGCACCTGACCCTGTATCTCTTGTTTCAAGACCTCTTCCCTCGCTATCTTCTCCAATAGTGTCTTCAGCTTTTGCCTTTTCTATTTCTTTTTTAAATTTAGGATAGGATAGCTTAAGCCATTCCTTCGACCTTCTAACTCTAAACTGAGCTTTATTTGAATCCTCTATAACTGACACGGACCCATCAAGCAAAACATCTCGCCAGTGAAGGGATTCTCTTTTAATTAAACCCTCTCCATTATCAGCATTAGGGTCGTAATACTCGTGAATATAACCAGGACCGCCCTTTAATGAATTTCTAACAACGACAGGGAGCATGCCCTGGAGATTTTGCTTCTCATTTACGTATTCTATCGCCTTACTTAAGTTTTGGGCTTGAGGTTTTTTATCAGGATCCTTTGCTTCAGCTTTTACACTGGGAAAACTATCCGTAATCGTAGCTACTTCACCTTCTACAATTCGAAAGATATGGTTTTCCACAGGCCTATACTCGGAAGTATTCACCCAAATATCCCCGTAATAAGCTTTTTCTTCGTCGGTTTGGGGTTTTTCAAAGGGTCTTCTGTAGTTTCTAAGAGACGTTTCTACGTCTTTGACTAGTTCTAAGGGTTTTTTGTTTTTTGCCATTCGTTATATTTAACAACATTAAAAAAATTTTAGTAACGCTGGTAGTTTAAAATTACCAACTGTGTAATCAATCCCGTTTAAGTGTTTAATTAAAAAGATGCCAGCTTACCGAATGAAATGTAGACACCCTAAATGCGGAAAAGACCACCACAGATTTTATAAAGTAGAGGAATACGATCTTTTAGCATACGGCGGTAGGGAGCCGGGCATTGCTTGTTACGATTGCGGATACCCCAGAATGGTCGTGATTAAATCAAAAAAATCAGTCGATGACACATTTAAGCCAGGCTTCCAAAGAAATATAAGAAAGCATTGCGATACGTATGCGCAATATAAAAAGCATCTAAAGGATATGGGATTAGTCGAAATGGGTTATGAGGATTTTCCACAGCAAAAAGAGGGTCAGCCTTTCTGGTCAGACGCTAAACTCGAAAGAATATGTAAAGAACACGGAGTTAAACTATCAGGTAACGAAATAAAACACCTAAAAGAGTGGGTTCCAGAAGGGGATAATGCATGAAATTACTTTTATCAATAATCTTTTTACTTATATCATTTAATTTAAAGGCTGCACCTGTTGTCGATGATGTCACTGAGTTGCGTAAAATCGCTGTCTCTGACGTTATTTACGTTGCCAGAGGTTTAAGCGAAGGTAAAACCTGCATTAATAAATTCGGGCGGAGTACAAATGTAGATAGTGGTATCGCAACAGATATTTGGGATAATGCTACGGCAAGTGATGACCAAGCTATATGGACCGCGCCAACTCAAGCAAGAACCCATACTATATTTTCAACAAGTCTAAGCGACGATGGAGACACCGCAACAGACGGGGCCAGAACTCTAAGAATTTCCGGCTTAACTTCATGGAACGCTAAAGAAACCAGCGAGACCGTTACAATGAATGGGACCGGCGGCGTAACCACGGTAAATTCTTACGTAATTATTCATAGGGCAAGCGTCCTTACAAGCGGTGCTTTAGGACCAAACGCCGGAGATATTGCTATAACTGCGGATACAGACGGAACCAGAACTGCGCTTATTAGAGCAGGGGAAGGACAAACCCAAATGGCAATTTATGGGATTCCCTCAACGCAATCTCTTTATATAACTAGATTTTATGGAAACGTTAACAAGTCCGGCGGTGCTTCCGGCGCGGTCGATGTGAAAATGCTCGTTAACCCTGAGCCGGGCGATAACGCAAACACTTTTCTTACTAAGCACACATTCGGGCTAATAACAACTGGCACCTCCGCATTGACAATTAACTACACGGTCCCGAAAGTTGTTACGGGTCCAGCAATTATCAAAATACAGGCTTCTGGCTCTGCTGCTGATTTAGATGTATCTGCGGGGTTTGATGCTTTGGTTATAGACAACTAATCGAAAATATCCTGCGCACTGTTTCCTAAAACACTATCAATGTCCTTAGACGGAATGTAACTAGATCCCTTTCCTTTGGAAACTACTTTTTTCGGCGGTAATTTTATGTTTGGGTTGATTAGTTTCATGTTGTCGTATAGATACTGCGACAGGTCGTTAAGCTGAGTAATGGTTTTCCTGTTGCCCTTATTTATTTCTTGCAGAACAAAGGAATATGCTACAAAAAAAATAATCATGAACGACCCACATAATAAGGCCAATATGACTCTTGTTTCTTCACTCATCTTTAATCCTTATTTGTCCAATAAATTACAAGAAAAGCAACTCCTGTGTATCCTAAGCAAAGCAAAATAATCACATCGTTCACAGTTAAAACCATTAAAAATACCTCTCGAATAAATCACAGACCCAGCCAACCGGACCCCATTGGGCAAACTTAGTTTCCACGTCGTGACCAAAAACTGCCTCTAATATTAACGAAATAAATAGTACAAGCGCCATAACTGGAAAAATAAGAAACATGGCTATCGTTTTATTCATATATCCTCTTTTATGCAAATATGCAATTGAACTCCCGAATTACATAATTTTTACCAGAAACAGTTAAAAAGTGATAGTTTCCGGTTAATTTTTACATGTTAACTCGGTCTATAGCACCGATATTTCATAACATATAAGTCGATAAGCTTTTTATTGTTACGATTAATCAACAGTATGTTACAACCGGACCACTATAAATATACGCTTTATAGTATAAATCATAATTATACGCATTACAGTATATCCGATAGGGTATAGCATGCACTTTATGGCATATTATCCATAAATATACCCATAAATAGCCATACCAAGTATAATTCTACACTTTATCATTGCCCGATCTTGCCCGATTAACCTATTTATTCGGGTCAACCTTGTCACATTTACAATTTTTGTGACTTAAGTGGCATGAAAGGCAATGCCTACCCTCAGTGGGTATACCCCCTAGGATTGCTTTCGCTGTTGCTATTGCTGCGGCTTTTTGATAATTTTCAGCCTGTGCGTCAAAAAACCCTTTTTTAACGGCTATTTCATAACTACACTTATTATCGGTTAAATCGTTATTTCTCATTACAACCGTTTTATTAAACCATCCTAATTTTCCCCAAACAGGCACAAGGGCGTCGAGGGAATAGATATATTCGACAGGCTCCCACTGGTCATAAGGTGCATGTGAACCTTCTATCTGCTTCCAATATTTGCCGAAATTTAATGGTATGTCCGCGCCCTTCAATGTTTCGTAAAGCTTAACTTTAAATCCCATAAACTCCGCTATAATTTTATTTGCTTCTTGCGTTGTCATTTTTCACCCCTAGGATTGCTTCGACTTTTCTCATTAATTCATTATTCACTATAGGTTTCTTATAATTTCTTGCAAACTCTTTCAGCGTGGCAAGTTCTTTCATTAGACACCCCGTGCAAGGCTTCCCGTCTGGATATACATGACATAAACCACAATCACCGTGCGAGATGATCTTTTCAAGCGTGGCGTTTTTAATTTGCAAATCGCGAATTTTATCCAATAATCTCTTGGTTTCGGCTTCTATCATTTTACTAGCACCATCTAGGAAAGTGGAATTTTCAATTTGCAGTCTGCGGATTTGTTCTAACAAATCTCGTTCCACACTTGTTATCGCTCTGCTGTCCATTTTCCTTATCTCCCTCAATCCCTCCATTATATTCTCACACCAATAAAGTCGCTGTCATCCTCATCGCTATTATGTTCTATTTCCCTGTCAAATATTTCGCTGTATATATAATATGCCGCTGCTTTTTGTGATCTAAAGGCTTTTTCTGGTCTGTTTTTCCATACTTCAAGAAATCCCTCGGGGTATTCTTCTATGTCCAGGTATTTTTTGTTAATGGGGTTCGTATTTATATCGTACATTAAAACGCAATATCGTCTATTTTTCTGTAAATACTTATTGTAGAATCTACCATAATATTGATAGTTAAAATAACCAGTGTAAATAATACAAATAAAATTATAAGACGGTGTAAATTAGACATCTTCGTCCTTGAGCCAACACCCTATTGATTTTGCAGCGGGGATTAATAAATCAAAGTTATGCCTCTTGTTACAGTTCACGTAAGAGGAAAGTATGGGGCCGAATATATTTATAATGTACAGAAGTATGTAAACCATACATGACATTGATACCAGCGTAATTGAAATTTCTTTCCTAAGAGACATACACCAACCTCAGTCCTCACCTAAACGAGGGGAAATACCACTAGCGAAACCAGCCGCTGTGGTTAAAAATATATAGGCGGCTAGTAAGCCTGATACCGCCGGAAACCAAAATTCTCTGACCATATTAACCTCAACCAAATAAATCGTTACCTTTTTTCTGAGCGCCTAGATCATACAGCTCTCTACTTTTCTGTTTTAATTCTTCTTCGGGCCGACAATAATATTTCCAACCTACAATTGCAAGACACGCCGAGACGCATAAATCCTTTCCATTCAAACAAACGTCGCCATTTTCTTCTCTTGCAAGGTTGCCCATTTCAAGTAATAACTCAAGGCTTCTAGGTTTAAAGTCCCCATCTCGAAATGTCTGTATTAAAAGGTTTAACATCTCTTGCTTGCTCTTGACTGTCGTCCTCCACCCAAGCTCTGTCCTTATTTTCCTTGTGATATGATCTTCTATTTTCTTTTTAAAAACATTCGTATAACCCTCGTTTTTCATAGTAATTACTGTTGTTATACCCATATTATTTTTCTCAACGACAGCATGGGCATTATTATAGAGCTTTGCTATATCTATGACTATGTGTCCCAACATATCAGGATCTATCTTTCCAATCCAGTACGCTGCATCATTAAGATTATTATCAACCACGGTTATGGCGGAAGAATCTCCAATAGCTAACCCTTCACTGACATCAACACCAATAAAATACTGGGAGTCACCTCTCGGCGGTGAAAGTATCTTAACTTCATCAAGTCTACTCTTTAAAACATGACCCAACATTCCTAAATCAACTTTACCTGCTAGATTTATAGGGTTTCTGTCTCTAACGGCTTTTGCCTGGTTATGTATTTTATCCTGTGGAAAAATCGGAGAGCCACTAAAAAGAAAGGCTTCATCTACATTTAATGGGAAATCTTGCTTAAACCTCTCTTCTGGGGAAAGTCCAAAATTTAACCCGTCTTTAGCTCCTAAATATTCACTTACCTTGAGCCTGCGCCACATCAAATGACCGTGCGTTAAATCTTTAGTCGTGCCCATTATCTCTTTTTCATATGATGTTAATGTAAAGTCTCTCGGTGGCTCTATCCAGTAATCTTCAATTTCATTCCACGCCACGAAAAAGAACTTATATATAGACTCCCCTCTTCTTGCCGCTTCGGTTAATTCATAAAACGGCGCACCAAGCCCCTGCCTTCCATTTGCGGTCGATTCTCTTATTATCAGCGTGTTCTTATGTAATGGGATAGAATTTTGAATACCCTCGTCAATGTCAGAGCTATACATAAAGAAACCGACCTCTGAAAGATGCGCTCCTGTTCTCGTCCCTGCTCTTCCTGCGTACTTGTCTCTAGCTGTCATAAATCTTATACCGCTGCTCATACCTGGATGCTTCTTGCGGGCTTCCACATCTGGGTTGTCAAAGTATATTTCATCTTGGTTTTTTACTGCAACCATTGGAAGCATCGCCGGGTCTATTAAGTCCACGTAATCGCGATAAATTTTACTCATTTCTAGCGTTCGCCCAAATTTATCGGCTATCGCAATAACTCTCTCGTTTTTAATCGTGTACATTCTATGACTGAATATCGAGGCACAAAGGGTTGTGAATCCTGCCTGTCTTGGTTTGACGACGACAACTCTCTTAGGACCCTCTATAGCATTAACAAACTCAACAAATCTTTTCTGGTAATGCCTTAGATCGAAGGGTTGAACGCCATCAATTTTTGTCCGTATTTTATGGAAGTGTTCCGCATTCCAGATATAATCTAGGTCGTTCATAAGTTGTTAGCTTCCCAGTAAACCCAATACATGAAAAGGCACCACACGATACAAATAGATATCGTCCATCCGAGGCCAATCTTCCCACTCCGGCTTTATAAGAGATGTCACTTCGCAATATTTACACCGCCCCACAAACTCATTAATCTTTAAAATGCCATAAATAACATTATTCCCGTTGCTGCAGTTCGCGCATATCCACTCGATGCGAGCTTTTCCTTTAACTCTGCGGGATTCTGGGAATTCTAATGCGGTTACAATCTTTTCGTCTAAGTCGTTATTCATCTGTTATCCGCTCCTTTTCATATTCTCTCACCTTCGCAATCTCTAACCTTGCTACCAACACATTCACCTTAAATCTAAGCCTTTTGTTGTCGCTCTTGTAATAGGAAATAGAGCGTCTGACTTCTAATTTAGTTGGCTTTCTTTTTAGCAGTTTATTAATTTTCTCTTGTTGATGGCTCCATGCGGAATTTAGAATTTCTTCGTCATTCATATGTGCACAGTGGAACCTTCTTCTGTTTTTATCCAACCACTTGGCGCAAGTTTCCTTTTTCATCGCGTCCTCGTTAAATACTCATTCAAAATCTCGCTTATTTCGTCAAGCAGCTCCATACACTTTAGCAGCTTTTTTCTGTCTATCAACTTAAGATCCCTTTTAGAAAACAAAGTCTTAGCATGTTTTGTGTATTTAACCACAGAGTCAAATTCATGCACAAAGGGTTTTTCTTCTGAAACTGCATTGTAAATTGTCTGAACATCAAACTTCGTTGCCTTTCTCTTGCCTACGAATCCTTTCTTTTTGGTAGGATTCATTGCACTACCCAATCTCTTATCTGTTTCAACAGCGTGTGCCCATTCTTTCTGGGTTTGAGGCGGTTTTTCAAGCTTCTCAACGACGTTTCGGTAAGTATAGACCCAATCCATAAGGGTGGTATAAGTTGCACCAATATCAGTTGCATAATCTTTGACTGAATATAATGGGTTTCGTTTACTCTTATGCCCGCCGCGTTGGATAGTACAGGCTTCCGTAGCAAGCTTTGCAATCTTCATTTGATAAAGCTGTGCTTTTTGCAGTAGGTCTC